AAAGAGCGCGTCGTCGATGGTCCAGGCTGCCTCCTCGCCCATCATGCGCGGGAGCTGCAGGAAGGCGCCGAGGTCGTCGTTGACCACGTCTTTGCGGCTGATGCCAAGGTGCGAGCCCTTGGTATCTGCCTGGATGGTGAATTTGTCATCTGCCAGGTCACCGTGCTTGAGCTCGCCGTCGTGGCCGACATCCTGGAACGCGCCGGTCCCGCTCAGGCGGTAGCGGCTGTGGCTCTGGAAGTTGTTGACGCTGGCGATCTCTGCTACGTCCTGGTAGTAGGTCTCATTCATGCTGAAACCTTCGAGCAGGATCTTGTTTGCTGCGCTCTCAAGGATGTCGGTGATGCCGAGGATGCTGAGAGATGCCTGCAGGAAGGCGGTGCCGTCGCCGACAATCATCGGCAGGCTGGCGCCGGCTGAGCGGGCTGCCAGGCGCATGAAGTCCTGCAGGCCCATCTGCTGCATGTCAACCGATGCGGCGACCGCTTTCTCGCCCAGCTTTTTCTGGACCTTTTCAGCGTCCATGCCGCCCTGGATGCAGAGTGCTGCCTCAAGGGATTTGGCGTTGAGGTTGCTCTCGCCTGCGGTGACGTTTGGCACGCTGGTGCGGGAGGCGCGGATCACATTCAGCACTTTGGCTGCGACGGTTCCGCCGTCCTCTTCGCCGGCGATCGCAGCGGCGCGGATCTCGTTGACCTGCTTCTGCTGCTCTGGTGTCCAGTCGCCCTGACAGGCTGCTTCGATTTCTGCCAGGCGCTGACGCTCTGCCTTGAGCGCCTCGCGGATCTCTCCGCCGGCGTCGGCTGCGCCAACCGGTGCGGGCTTGCTCTCCGGCTCTTCGCCGGGCTTGACCGCGCCTGCTTCCAGCGCTTTCTTCTCTTCTTCAAACATTGCCTTGAGGCTTTCGAGCTGTGCTTTGCTCAGGTCAGCCTCGACAAACCCTTTTGCCTTGAGCCATTCACTGAAAGGCATATTGCTCTCCTTTTTCTGGGCCATTGCGGCCAACCGTGTTGATGTGTTCGAGTCCGCCCCGAACAACGTTATTGTCGCTTCGTGATGAATGCCTTTTCTGAGGATGAGGATCGGGCCTTCGACCTCCTGGCCGTTGACCGTCGCTGTCTCATTCTCGCCCAGTCGCTCCCAGCCGCCCTCAAGTGGCTGGATGCCGATTGATGCCTGGTACGGCATGCCGTTGGCCATGTTTTCCAGCACCTCCGGGACGTGTTTGCCGGTGCCGGAGAAGACGCCGGCGTTGATAATCTTGTTTCCAACCTGTCTTGATCGCCCGTGCCCCATCGCCTGGAACGCGTAATGGTCCAGCAGCGTGGGTATGTCTTTGTCCTGGATGACAACGCCGCCGCCTTCCAGGTCGATAATCACCCGCCCGTACCAGGCGACAAAGATCACGCCGCCGGTGTAGAGATCCATCTCGTACTTTGGCAGGGTCTTCCCTTCGCCATCCTCATCACCTGCGGCCTGCGCCTCGATGAATTTGACGTTTCCGCCGGTGATACTCTCAAGCGGTTTTGTCATGTCTGAGCCCTGCAGCTCCATCAGGTACGTACGGTCGATCTCATCGCGCTGCGGGATGGCGCTTGCCTGGAGTGGTTGCATCATTGGCTTGGTCATTTTGAGTCATCCTCGTCAAGTGGGAGCTGCAGCAGGGTTGTTGCCTGAGCCGGCATAAACTGCTCAAGCGGCAGTCCGAGCTTCTCGGCCATCGCCTTGCGGCGCTTGAGCTGGGCAAACTCCATCTCGTCGGCAATCTCCTGCTCACGGGCCAGCTGCTGCATCTCGGTTTCCCAGTCTTTGCCGGCGCGCGCGTACTCGGCTGCCAGCGTGGTGGTCTTGTTCTCAAGGCGGATGCGCTGGGCGACCGCCTCTTTCTGCGGGTCAACGTGCTCATGCCCGTCAAAAAACCAGCGATGCACCACGCGGGTGATGGTTGACCCGATCTGCCGCATCATGGTGCGGGTGCGGGTGCTGATCAGGGCGGGGATGCGTACGGCTTCAGCCAGAAACGCGCGCAGGATCTGGTCCAGGCACCGTTCGCCCAGCCAGTGTTGATCCACCGCGATGGTGCGGAAATACGCTTGATGGTCCAGGCGTCCAGAGCTGTAGTTATAGCCTTCCGAGTTTGCCAGGGCGATGTTGAGCGGCATGCCCAGCGTGCGGGCTGCTTCGTTGAGCATCTCGCGCTTGAATTCTTTAAAGGTGGCGTTCGGGTGCTCGGCCTTGAACTGCTTGAGAACCGTGCCGACCGGCAGGGTCATCATGCTGCCGCGCTCGATGTCGACCAGGTCCAGCTCTGGCCAGGCGTCCTGGTCCTCGTTCTTGAAATAGTCTGAGATCTGCTCGATCACTGCGCTGAAGCTGGCAGCGTGTTCTGCCGCGTTGACCGTGGCCAGACAGAAACGCCTGAGCAGCGCAAAGATCGGCAGGCCGGCTGTCACCTCGGGGATGCCGCGCCGCTGCCCTGCCTGGTGCTGCTTATAAAGATGGATCACCTGCCAGGCCGGGTATGTGACAAACTCGTCATCGTATCCGATGCAGGTGTCGGGGTTTTCTTTTGTGACCCAGTAGCGCAGCGGGTTGCCGTTTGCGTCATAATCGATGCCGTCATAATGCGCGCCGCTGTTGCAGACTGTGCCCCATGAAAGCTTGAGTGGCGATCTTACCCGGTCGGCATTGACCAGGACCGGGCGCAGCTTGACCGGGTGCTTCACCGCCATGTCGGTGGTCAGGACCACAAAGGCGTCGCCTGAGTCGCTGATGCCTTCGCGCGCCAGGCGGAGGGTCTCCCCCAGGTGCACGGCTCTGGCCCAGGAGGCCCAGATCTGCTCGATCTCGCGGTTGACAGCGCCGTCGTCGGTGTCCATCTGCAGGCGCGGGGTCCTGCCGACCACGTCCTCTGCCTTGGTCTGCACCATGCCGCTCGCGTATGAGTTATTCCGCACCTCGTAGCGGGCGCGGTTGCGCAGTTTTTTGCGGATCTCCGGGGTTGCGTCTGCTGCCGCGGCCATCGTGTCGGCGTCGAGCCAGTGGTTCTGGTTGAGTCTGGTGGTCTGGGCCGCGTCGTAGGTGTTGGCTCTGACAGGCGAAAAGCCTCTGATCACGCCAGAGGCTGCCAGCTGCGGGGCTGGCGCTGCCTGGGTGGTACCGGCTGGCTTTCTGGTCTTTTTGCGCGATTTAACCATAAGAGTTTCCGCTCTTTGTGCGTGAGATCGTCATCCCGCGACCGCCGCTGCGTGATGCCTGCAGCAGGGTCTGGTACATCTTCCGCGTGTCCATCAGGTCTTTGAGATCGCGGTATTTGATGCGCCTGTTTGCGACATCAATCTCGCCAGGCTTGCTGACGCCGGCGAGGATCGCCGCGTCAATCGCGTCAAGAATTGCCTGTATTTCTGATGTCGATGCCATACAAAACCTTCCGCTGGATAGTGCGATATGGTCATTATATGGCGTATTTTGGCGTGATTTTCAGATTCGTACGTTCGCTGCGAAAAAGTTCCCCATGGGGAACTTTTCAGCAAAAATAGTTCCCCATGGGGAATGTCGGGAGGGTTTTATTTCTTGACAGGGGGGTGGTGGATGCTGGTTTCTGGATGCTGGATGCTGGCTCTGTGTCTCTGTGTGAGTTTAATCGCAGTAGTCCGGGTCGCGGTTCGCCGCGATCGGGGCGTCGGCGTTCCCTGCAGGGAAAGGCTGGCCAGACCTGGGGAGGATATACCGCCCGCAGACCTGACACACGTCAGCCCCTTTCCGGTTCTGCTTCGGCTGCGGCTTTCTGCACTTACAGAGTCGCATCACTCACCGCCTTTCAGTCTTTTTCGGGATTAAAATGACGTCCAACAAACTCATGATACATTGCAGTTGCCAATGCCTGCCTCAGTCTCAACCAGTCATTGCAGCCGCCAGCCAGGCGGACGGCCTTACAAATTCTATCAAGCGCTGGGTTATAGTTGCTGCCATCGTCTGAATTTTCGGACCACTCCCATATACGCAGCCGCTCCACCTCTTCCAGCAGCTTTACGGCTTCGCATTCGTCGCCATCACGAAGGCAGACGTTAGTCGGCTTTTCTGCGATCTGCGAGTCTGGCCCGTCAGTCGGTATGATCTGATCTTTTGGTGTGAAATCATTTTCTCCGTGCATCACTCACCGCCTTTCTCTTTATCGATTAGCGACTCTACCCTTTCGCGCCGCTTTTCAAACAGCGCCCAGTATGCCTCGTCATCATGCAAGTCAAAGTAATTCCCGACCGGTCCGATCTCGCTGCACTTGTCCCAGTATCTGTCAAGCGCGCGCAGCATGGCGCGTGTTTCGTATGCCAGTGATTTCATGATTTACCGTCCTTCGTTTGCTCAATTCGATGAGCCTGCTCTCGCAATGCGTTAACAATGATTGCCCTATGCGGATCGCTCATCTCTGCAATGACGCAATCAGTAACCTCTTTCAGAAATGAATAGAACTCTGAAATTGCGCACTCTACAGATCTGATGTCTTCCTCGCTGCGCCTGTCCAGCATCTGCTGTATTATGTCGATTATATCAATACTTGCCTCTGCGTAGTGTCCTTCGACATAAACCTCTGCTCTCATTCTTCGCCCTTTCTCTGTGTCTCTGTGTCTCTGTGTGAGCTATTAATTAATCGCAAAATGGACACCGCGTCCGCCGCACCCTGGCCCCGCAGCGGTCGCAGTGGTCCGGGTCGCGGTGCGCCGCGATCGGGGCGTCGGCATTCCCTGCGGGGAAAGGCTGGCCAGACCTGGGGAGGATGTACCGCCCGCAGACCTGACACACGTCAGCCCCTTTCCGGTTCTGCTTCGGCTGCGGCTTTCTGCACTTACAGAGTCTCATCATTCGCCGCCTTTCTCTTCCATCAGTCGATGATAATCACCATCGTATCGCTGAGACATTGGATAGATAGCCGCCCATTGCCTGCCAAACTCTCTTGCCTGCTCTGCGTTTTCATCAGGATCATGAATAAAAATATCTGTAGCCAGCTTGGTCTGATTACACTCAATCGACAGGGTGGCCATTGGCATGCACACCCACCGCGAATGATCAATATACATATGACCGCGACACATAATCCATGAATTGCACTCCTGGTTTGCAGACCTAGCAGCCCGTCTTGCGATAGTCTGAAGCCGGCGAGCTTCTTTGGCAAGTGACTTGTCCATCTCTTTCCTGGCTTGTCTTTCTTCTTCTCTTATGTCCCAGCCCGCTTTGCTTGCGGCTTTGTATCGCTCAAATGGTGTTTTCATATTTCCTCTCCTTCCGGGAACTCATCCCATGTGCGACCATCAAGCACTCTGCCTGCGGCCTTATTGCCCCACTGCTTGAAGTAGAACGGAACGCGAGCCTCTTGGCATTGGTCCCGTAGAGCGGTCGCCCAGTCTGGGTGCATCGGCCGCGCCTTCGGTCCTGACTCGCCTCCGCAGATCACCCAATCGATGCCGTTCAGTTTGTCAATTCCAGCGCATTTCGCCCGCTGGCTGACATCGCAGCGCAAGACGTTCTCATATCCGCCATGAGGAAACTTGACGCTGGTCAGATCCACCGCCCCCAGCATAGGCTCGACCGAAACGAACCGGACCGCAGCCGGTGTTCGCAGCAGCAGATGAATCCGCGCTGCGGCTTGCTCCTGATTCTCTGCTGTAACCCCCAGCCAGACGTTAGGCAGTGGCCATCCTCCGGGATCGTCAATCTTTAGTGGGTAATATGGCAGCTTGTTCAGGTCGATCCCAAGGGCGTGTATCGCCGCGCAAACATCAGCATATCCACGAGACAAGAATTGGCGCATGCGACCAGGGCGCTTGGTTAACACCTGAAACGTGTGCTGCGGACACAGGCACATGACAGCGAAAACCATTGCTATCATTTCATCTGGCACATCTGCATGGAACAAGTCTCCCATCGAGCAGACAAACACCCTGCGCGGCTTTCGCCACCGTAGCGGATTTGTCAGGCTGGAAGGATGCAGAGTTAAGCGGAACGGATCATCCGCCGGATACCCACATCGACCACGTAGACGAGTCGCCATGCGTTTGGCGTAGCAGTTGTCGCACCCTGGAGAGACCTGAGTGCATCCTGTTACCGGATTCCATGTGTTGTTAGTCCAGCCTATCTTGCTGTTTGCTCCCATCACTCATCCCCCCCTTCCTTTCTCAAAATAAGAGCTTCAATCTCATGTGCAACATCACGGAATTTTACAATCGGTGGAGATGTTGCCACCTCAATGCTCCGGATCGCCTTGTATCGCCTGCTGATCGCGGCATCACGTTTCAGTTTCATGTAGAGCGCGTTTCTGATATTGCTGATCCTGATCGCCTGCAGCTCTTCCGCCTTGTCCGAGATGTCGAAAAAGTCTGGCTGGTCCTTGATCTGGTGATACGGCCAGCCGCGCCGGACTACGTTTGTGATTGACATGCTATTTTCCCCTCTTTTTTTTGTGAGTCGATCACGCCTCGACCCGCTCGATGGTGCTGACACGGCGTCCGCAGTTTCGGCAATATCGGATTCTGCGGACGCCCTTGTTTTTTGGCAGGTATCGTTTGTAGCCCCACTTTCCATGTGGCGAGCGCTTGACCAGGTGTCTGCACCCGCAGCCCGGGCACCCGTACTGCTCAGCCGGTTCCGGCTGTTCTGTGGTGGTGGTTTCTTCCTCAGACACGCGCGCCCCCTCTCCTGCGTCTGGCTGTGTATCTGGTTTCGGCGATGGGCGAGACCTCCCAGACCGTGGGCTCGCCCTGGTGGTCCATCACCGTGACCGTGATCGTGTCTTCTATCCCGATCCGCTCCGCGTACGTCTCTGCCGCGATCTGGGCGTCAGGCTCCCAGATCGAGAGGCTGTTGAGGCTGATCCGCTCTCTGGTCTCCCGCGGCTTGCCGGTGATCCAGCAGTAAAAATCTGTCTTTGCAATGTTTTCCATTTCTCAGCCCCCTATAATCGCTTTGATAAAGACACCCAGCGCCAGCAGCGCCGCGTAAAACACCACCGCGTACGCCAGAAACCCCGGCCAGACCGCCCCGCATTTTTCGCAGTAGCAATACCCGAGAAACCGGTCAGCATCGGCGTTGCAGCGTGGGCATTTCATTCTGCAGCCTCTTTCTTCTTCCGCATTTTCTTGAGCCGCTTCATGGCGGCTGCGTACGCGTAGCCTGCCCCGTTGATGACAATGACGGGGAGTTTGCCGTTTTCCGCGTAGTGGGCCATGGCTTCGGCGCAGCCGGTTGCCCGCCAGTTGAGGGCGGCGTCGGTGGGCGCGCTCTCAAGGTTGACAAAGGTGTACGCCAGACCCAGCCGGGCCAGCTTCTCCTTGGCCGCGTCGCAGAGATCGCAGCCTGGTTTGCCGTGGACGTAGATTTCTGGTTTCTGGTTGCTGGTCACTGGTGTCTGGCCTCCTCGCTTCTGGCTTCTCTTCTCAGGCGCATGACATTGCAGCTCCGACAAAGCAGTTCGCGCCAGTAATTGCGCCACTCTCTGTCATATGCGAGCATCACAGCAAGGTGCTTTGCCTGGGCTCTGTTTTTGGGGATGCTGGTTGACCCGATCATGAGGCGCACCGGCTGGTCGATGGTCACCGCCGGGCCGATGGCGCCGCAGCGGTCGCATCGTGCGCGCACGGTCGCCACCTCCTCAGGCGTGAAAACGGATAGCTGCTGGCTGCTGGTCACTGGTTGCTGGCTCCTGGTTGCTGGTCGCCGGCTGTCAGCTCGTCAAAACGCCGGAGAAACATGATTTTTGCAATATCCGGCGACACCGGCGAGATGATCCTGGTCATGGGTTGGGCGTCGATCTGGTCGACCCAGGGGCCGCCAGGCATGAGGTCGCGGGCCTCGGTGGCCAGCGCGATGTCATCGCATGCTTTGATCAGCTGATCGAGCGCCTCTGTGGCCAGCGGTGACCATCTGAAGTCGATCCAGATGTCGCTGCAGGCGTCGATCGCGTGCTGCATGGTTGCTGCCAGTTTGTCGTAATTCTTGAGCTGGCCTCTGACCGGGCGGACCACATCGCCGAGGTATGCCTCGTGGGCGTCATGCAGCAGAGCGTACAGCGCGGCCTGCTTGTTTTCCGTGAGCTCCTCAGCCAGGTCCGAGACCAGGATGGAGTGCTGCGCGACCGAGTAGTATCTGGACGTGTGGCCGTTAAACCGGCACTGGTTGGCCAGCGCGTGGGCGATGTCCTCGATCAGGATCTCGTCAGGCTGCGGCGCGAGGATGTCCACCATTCTGCCTGTGTATGTCTGCACCTCTGTCATTTTGTGCCCTCCTTTTTTGGCTGGTCAGCGCCGGCGCGATGCCTGGATCTGTGACAGCGACCGCCGTTTTCGTTTTTTCGGCTTCTCCTCCGGCTGCTCTACCGGGGTGTATCTGATGCCCTCGACCGAGGCGGCGACCATGCAGCCTGCCAGGCAGTCGAGATAGTGATTGTCGCGCCCGCTGATGCTGTGCCATTCTTCGGTTTCGCCCCGTGATTTTGAGGTCACCTTCTCGGCCCGCTCTGCGGTGATGTGCTGGGCAAAGACGCGGTGCGCCGACGGCTCCTTTCCGAAAATGCTGACGCAGCCCTTCTCGCCGATCGCGGTGCGGAGGCGATTGTGCGCAAAGCTCTTCCAGTGGTTGGCGTCGATGGTGACCAGGCGGATCTTCGGATCTTTGGGCGCGGGCGCGATCTTCCAGTTGTCGCCGACCACCTCGCGGGCGCGGCGGTTGGGGCGGGCCTTTTTGGTGATGGGCGTGCCGGTGGCGCGGATAAAGACGCCGGCGGCTGGCCTGACCACGCCTGACCATTTTGACATCCTGCACCAGTCATAGACCGTCTGCGTCGTGTCGCCCCAGCGCGAGTCGACCAGGCACCGGTCAATCTTCATCTCCAGGCCGTCGTCTCTGATCCAGACCCGGTCGAGCAGCAGCTTGCCCAGCTCATCCAGCCCCGCGTAGATCGAGCCCTCCAGGCTGCTGGCTTTGGTCGCGGTCTGCAGGTCCACCCGCTTGGGCCAGGTGCCGTAATCGATCACATATCCCGGATATGACGGTTCAAGAGCCATCACCACGTAATAGAGCGGCGACTTGTGCACATCGATATAGGCGACCAGCTTGTCGGCCTGGCTGGGGATCGCGCCGCGCTTCTGGTTGTTGATTTTGTCGCAGACCTTGGCCGGCGTCAGCTTGTCGGCATCGCCCTGGGCGTCGGTGGGCTCGTTCTGATATTCAGAGTCAAAAACCATCTGCCCTTTTTCGGCGATAATGTTAAAGCAGTGCTGCAGGGCGCTGACCTCGATCTCGGTGCCGTCTGGCAGGATGTTGGCCTCGGTCAGGCTGCTGGCAGTCTCCGGGTCGAGCTCGCGGAATTTGTCGTCTGCGAGAAATTTGTTGAGGCCGCTGCGGGCAACCGCCTCGATAATGTCGGCGCGGTGCCTGTTGCCGGTCTCGGCGTCATCCTGGTCGATTCCGGCATAGGTGGTGTGGCGCCCGAAATAGAGCTCATCCCAGGCGACCACCGCGCCACGGTCCATCTCTGCCTGGTGCGCCAGGTAAAACGCGTGTGCTTTGCGCGCGAACCGGTCGCCACGCATCTGGTCATCGCGATACATCTCGACGTACCGGTCCCAGAGATCCATCCGCTCCGGCTTCGTTTTCATGAGCTGCGACCTGATGCCCTGCCAGGCCGGGTATTTTTCGCGGTCTGTGAGCTGGTCTGCGACATCGCCCTCGGTGATGATCGTCACCAGGGCAACGCATGCCATTTTCGCTCGGTTATCACCGGCGCCGCCGATGTCGCGCTCGACGATGTCAAGCCGCGCTGTGCATTGGGTGTTTGAGTATGCCGATTCCCTGGTCTGCGGATCGTCGATCAGGACAAACTGCGGGCGGCGCCCGCGGTGTTTGACGCCCCTGATGCCTGATTCAATGCCGCGCGTGATAATTGCCTGGCCCGTCGCCGCCGTGCCCTGGATCGCCGGAAAGACGATGCGGTCGCCGGTCCAGCTGACGTGGGTCAGCTCACCGCCGACGGTCTGCCCCTTGGCGCGCTGGGCGTTCCCGTCCAGCTCATGGATCGGATACATGAATTCCGGGAAGTCTTCCAGCAGCAGCTCGTTCTGCATGCACTCAAGCCGCAGCTCCTCCAGGCGCGCGTCAGCCTCCGGCTTTGAGGCTGCCACGTACAGGAGCAGATCAAGCACCCCGTACAGGACCGCCCAGAGGCTGAGAAACTCCTGGGTTGTTGTTTTGCCGGTGCCGCGCGGCCTGGCCATCGCCTGGTTGCCGCCGTACAGCATCACCTGGACCGTGACCGCGACCGTCTCTTTCTGGTCCCGGCTCATCTGCAGGTAAAAGTGATGCGGGAAATAGGTTTTCAGAAACTCGATCGGATCTTTGCACCGCTCACGCCGCTCAGGGTCGCGGCATGGCGGGATCGTCAGGTCGCGCTCTTCCGCGCGCTTCGCTCGCTTGCGCGCCCGGTCCTGGTCCCGCTCGGTCAGCGGATCAGGCAGCTCCACGCCCTGGTCCGCAAACATGTTGACAGTGGTCAGATCCCTACGCAATCGGCACCTCCTGACCCCCCTGCCGGCCCCCCGGCCCCGGAATCAACCGGACGGACAGTCTCCCACACCCCGAC